AAATATCGTTCTAAAAGTCTCAGCAGATACAAGCGACGTCAGCAAAGGTATTGAGCAAGTAGGCACCAGCATCGATGGAACTTCGGGGGCTGTCCGTGGCTTAACGGGTCAACTCGATAAGATGACCGGAGGAGCCGTGACGGGCTTCACGAACTTTGCTAAAGGAGTCAAGACGGGAGTTCTCGGTTTAAAGACTTTTAAAGTCGCTCTCGCAGCAACTGGAATCGGTCTTCTTCTTGTTGCTGTCGGTTCGCTTGTTTCGTACTTCACAAGTACAAAGAAAGGAGCAGAACAACTCAAGGTCGCGACGGCGGCGCTTGGGGCAGTTTTCGACGTGTTGCGCGACCGCGTCTCAAAGATGGGGGAGGTGTTGTTCGATGCGATTTCAAACCCAAAGGAAACGATAATCAACCTAGGTAAACTCATCAAAGATAATTTGATGAATCGCTTTGAAGGAATGCTCGAACTGATTCCGGCGGTAGGTAAGGCGATAAACCTCGCATTCAAGCTTCAATTTTCGGAGGCTGCAAAGGTTGCCGCCGATGCGGCGGGAAAAGTGGTTCTTGGGGTTGATAGCATTACAGACGTTGTAGGAAAAGCTGCGGAGGCGGTCGCAGGATTGACGGAGGAAATAACAAAAGAAGCTAAAGCGGCGGGAGACTTACAAGCCAACATGAACTCCCTCAAGGACAAAGAACGGGACTTCATTAAACAACGAGCAGAAACAAACAAACTCATCGCAGAGTCGCGACTTCTTACTGAAGATGATACGCTTGCAATAGGAGAAAGGGTAAAAGCATTGCAAACGGCGGTTGATTTAGAGCAACAAACAACGAATAGACAACTTGAACTTGCTCAAGAACGGGCGAGGATTGCAAGGGAACAAGTTGCACTCGGTGAAAGTTTGGAGGAAGACTTGCAAGCCGTGGCAGAAGCAGAAGCGGCGGTCATCGACTTACAAACGGCATCTCTAAAAACGCAGAAACGACTTCAAACGGAACTCAACTCGCTAAAGCGGGAAGAACAAGCCGCCATCGAAGCGGATCAAAAGGCAAAAGAAAAAATATATCAAGACCAGCTCCTCGCACAACAGAAACTCGAGGACGAGTTGTTCCTATTAAAGCAAACAGCAAGGGAAAGAGAGGAACTTGCGGTCATGCAAGATTTTGACCGTCGCGTCGCTTTAGCCGGAGACGATGACGGCCTAATCAAACAAGCGACAACGCTTCACAATGACGCCATGAAGGCGATTAATGACAAATATCTAAAAGAAGAACTAGACAACGAGAAAGCCCTTCAAGATTCAAAGTTTCAAATGGCTTCCGCTGCGCTGGGTGCTTTATCCCAATTAAACCAAGCCTTTGCCGGAGAAAGCGAATCGGAGCAAAAGCGTTCATTTGAACGAAACAAGAAGTTCTCGATTGCGCAAGCTATCATAACAACCTCGCAAGCTGTTGCGGGTCAACTTGCAGTACCAAAAGATCAACTGACGGGAGCAAATTTCGTGAAAGCCGCAATCGCTGCAGCTACTGGAATAGCACAAATCGCAACAATCAAGAAGACGAAATTCGGAAGCGGTCCAACCCCACCACCCCCGGGAAATACAGGAGGAGGTGCAACCGGAGGAATCCCCGAAAGCCCACAACTCGACCTCGGGTTCTTGGGAGCCGGAGCCGGGCAAACGGGCTTCAGGAGCTACGTCATCGCCTCGGAAGTATCAAACAGTCAACAAGCAAATCAACGCATTAACGACCAAGCGTCACTAGTAGGATGAATATAATAGAACTCATAATTGACGAAGAAGCGGAGATGTACGGAATCGACGCGATATCTCTCGTCGAAGCACCCGCCATCGAATCCCCTTTCGTAGCTTTAAAGGACCAGCAAATCAAATTCAAGACGCAAGACGAAGAAAAGCGTCTCGTCATGGGGCCGGCACTCATTCCCGACAAACCCATATATCGCAAAAGCGAGGAGGAGGAGTATTATGTCTATTTCTCAAAGAAGACCGTCCGGCGAGCTATGGAACTATACTTGAAAAACGGCAACCAAGCGAACGCGACCCTGGAGCACGAACACAAGCTTAACGGCCTTCACCTCGTGGAGAGCTGGATCGTCGAAGGAGAGCAGGACAAGAGCCGAATTTATGGCCTTGATGTCCCCGTTGGTACGTGGATGGTCTCAATGAAGGTCGACAACGACGCGATATGGGAGAAATTCGTGAAGGAAGGGAGCGTCAAAGGCTTCTCAATCGAAGGCTATTTCGCCAACCGTTACGAGATGCAAAAACAACCTTCAGAACTTGACCTTTTGCAAGCTGTCGAGATGGAACTCGGACTTGACTATCTCGAAAAGAGGCTCTCGAGTAAGGATTGACCCTCTCAAATCGTTATATATAAAAATCCCTTTTTTAAAATGAGTTTAAAACAAAAAATCTCTGACCTGTTCGCAGAGTATTCGGTCGCCTTGGAGGTCGAAGAAAAGAAGGACGAGGAGAAAGCCGTCGAAATGGCAACGGCTACCCTCGACAGCGGACAAGAAATCTCTACTGACGCGGAAGCGTTTGCCGTTGGTGTTGCTGTCTTCGTCGTAAACGATGAAGGCGAACAAATCCCTCTCCCGGATGGAGACTACGTCTTTTCCGATGGGACGGGCTTCTCTGTTGCTGAAGGAACAATCGCTTCAATCCAAGAAGCCGAAGCACCAGCTGCCGAAGAAGTTACCGAAGACGTGTCCTTGAGTCGAGAAGAAGTCGTCTCATTAATTGCAAAGGCAGTCGCCGAAGCAAAAAAGGAATTCTCTTCACAAATCGAAGAGCGAGACGCGAAGATTACGGAGTTGAGCAAGCAAGCCACCCCAAGCATCCCACGCGCACCAAAGATGGAAGCACCTGTTTCTGTCGATTTGAAAAGTTTATCAATCCAGGAGCGCGTTGCCGCGATCCACAACCAATTCTCTAAATAATGGCTAACGCTAATATTACACATCCGGGTACGTATGCCGGACAAGCGGCACGACCTTATGTTGCCGCCGCGGTTTTGTCCGCTGACACAATTGCTAACAATTATATCTCCGTATTGGAGAACGTACGATCAAAAGCAGTCCTCCGAAAGTTCTCAGGTACAGTACTCGCTGACGCAACTTGTGAGTTCACGGGGTCTGGAAGCTTGACTTTGGGCGAGGCTGTTTTAGCTACCACCTCACTACAAGTGAACGAGCAAGTTTGTAACGATGACCTCCGTCAAACCTGGGAAGCTGTACAGATGCGAGGGCAGTCTTCAGCGGCTCCCGCTGATTTCACCACTTATGTTGCTCAATACGTAGCTGCAAAGGTTGCTGAAGGTGTGGAGCACAACATTTGGGCGGGTGGACACAAACAAATCCTTGACGAAGCCGCACCGTATGACAGTTTCACAGGTATTATCCGCAACATTCAAGAAGGCGCTCCCGATCGCGAGACTGTTTCAACTTCTGTACTTGGTGCTGCTGACGGTGCCGGAGTTGAGGGTATTTTAGACGCTCTCGCTATTATCACCGGAGGCGCAGAAGGCGCACCCGCTACAATTGCAGGAGACCCGAATACCAAAATCTTCATGAGCCGCGCATCCGCGCAGTTGTATTATCAAGCGATTGCGGCTACATACAACCTTCCATTCTTGAATGATGGCTTAGTGGCTCGATACGCTGGTTATGACATCCTAACACCAGGCGGGTTCCCTGATAATGTTTTGCTCATCTCAAAGGTGGACAACTTGTATTTCGGAACCGACTTGCTCACTGACCACATCCAAGCGTCTGTTCTGGATTTGACAGGTGTAACAGGTGACGATGTGACTCGGGTGATCATGAAGTTCTCAGGAGGTACGCAAGTCGTTGACCTTGACGGGTTGGCTATTTGGAGAACCGAGACCGCATCCTAATTAATCGGGGAGGGGCTTAAATCCCTCCCCTTAATTCCTCAAAAATATGGCTTGTACAATTACAATCAACGGCAGGGCGTTTCCCTGCAAAGATAAAATCGGGGGAATCAAGCGCGTTTGGATTAAAGAATTCGCGTCGGATGACTGGGGTGCGATTACAGCGGGAGAGATTGCCGCCGGAACTGCTATCACGGTATTCGGTTTTGAGCTAACAAAGAACTCCGGTTCATTCCAACAAGCGGTGACCGCTTCCGTTGAGAATGGCACGGTTTTCTACTCTCAGGTTCTCGAGTTATCATTGCCAAACTTGGTCGACACAGATAACGTAGAAATCGCGGATCTTCTCAAGGCTCGCTTGACGGTCATCGTCCAGGATGTTAACGATAACTATTTTGCGATGGGCCACACGACCGGGGCTGAAGCCACGGGAGGCACCATAGGCACGGGAACGGCAAAGGGTGATTTCAACGGCTATCAATTGCAATTGACAGCGGAGGAAGTTATTCCAGCTCCTTTCGTTGATGCTGCCGACGCGAACATCACGTTCACTGCTGGTACTTGATTTCATTTTCTTTGGTTAGAATATAAAGGAAGGGGGAGGGCATACGCTCTCCCTTTTTTGATTCACATGATACACCTCAACCCCAACAGCCCCGACGAACAGTTCATATACCTCACCTTCTCGGAGATGAGGAAGGACTTCGCCGCCTTTACCAATTACCTCGTTCTTTTCGAGTCTATGGCTTCGAAAGAGAAATACTACTTCGTTGGAAATGTCGAGGTAGACAATGCGCGATATACCACGCTTTCTGTCTTTACAGATACAGACGATGCCACGGGAGGCAAAGTCCTTTTGACGGAGAGCGGGTTGTATATTTACAAAGCATGGGGACAGAACTCAACGACGAACCTCGACCCTACCGATGCCGATGTTGTCGCTATGATTGAACAAGGGACTCTCAACGTAGCAGGCGCAACGGGTTACAACATCCCAGACATAACGATTCCCGATAACGTCATATATTACCAGTAATGGATATCTTAAAACTGAATAAATACGAGGAACGGTCGTATCGGGAAACACCGAATCAAAACGGCTTCGTTAATTACGGAGATGATAACTTGTTCCCGCAGTACCTCGTCGACCTCTTTCATTCGTCCGCTACTCACAACGCATTGTCAACAACTATTGCCATGATGATTTTTGGCGATGGGTTTGACGCTTCCTCACTTGAAGGACATCTCGCTTTTGACAAATGGAGCCTGAATGACGAACTGCGAAAGGCTTGTCTCGACTTCAAGATTCAAGGCGGGTTCGCTCTCGAAGTGAATTGGAGCATCGACCGAACGACGATAGCCAACGTCTCACATCTACCTTTTGAGAATATCCGTTCGGGCTTCGTCAATGAAGATGAGAAGGTTGAGTATTATTACTATTCGAAGGACTGGAACGATAAACGCGAAGAGCCTTCGGAGATATGCACCTTCAACCCTGAGAGGAATATCGAACACCCGACACAGATATTGTACGTGAAGCCGTTCTCTCCTGGGTCGTTCTATTATCCAAAACCCGACTATATCGGATCGGTCAATTATATAGAGCTTGACAAGGAGATTTCCGTCTATCACATCAACAACATCAAAAACGGGATGAGTCCTTCGTTCTCGATTCACTTCAAGAACGGTATCCCACCGCAAGAGGAACGCAATCGAATCCGAATGGATATCGAGAGGCAGTTAAGCGGAGCGAGCAACGCCGGGAAGTTCATCGTCACGTATTCGGACGATCCCGAAAGAAAGCCAGACTTTGAGCCTTTCCAATTATCGGACGCTCACAATCAATACCAGTTCCTTTCGGAAGAAGCTACAGCGAAGATCATGGTCGGACACCGTGTCACCTCTCCTCAGATGTTCGGGGTCTCGGTGCCGGGTAAGCTCGGAGGCGGAGGAGAGCTTGCAGAGGCTTCGGAACTTTTCGAGCGCAACGTTATCGCTCCGGCTCGTTTAATCGTCACGGAGGCAATCACCACCCTATTGAACGCGGCGGGTCTTGATGCGAATCTCGTTGAGCTTTCGAGCGAAGAAATCAACCTCGATGGATGCGTTGACTACCTCACCGACAAAGGCGAAGAGATGTCGGATGAATGGGAGTTGATAGATGAATCTCCCGTCGATTACGACCTTGAGCAAGCTCGGGACGCGATGTGGGCATTTGCTCGAGCAATCGTTCCCGAAGCAAGCCGCCCCACAGCCGGAGAAAGCGAGCAAGACACGGAGATAATTAAGGTTCGCTACGTATACGCTCCCGGCACGGTATCGGATAACTCCCGCGATTTCTGTAGAAAGATGGTAAGCGCGGGGCGCGTCTACAAGAAAGAAGATATTATCGCAGCGGGTAACCGTGCGGTCAATCGTGGATGGGGGCCAAATGGGGCCAACACTTATTCGGTTTGGTTTTATAAAGGCGGCGGGTCATGCCACCATTTTTGGAAGAGACACACGTATCTCCGCAAGGACAACAAGAAGATCGACGTCAACCAAGCGAAGAAACTCATCCGAGAAGCGGGAGTCGATGCCAAGCGTCTACCCGACAATGATAAGCGAGTTGCACAACGTCCTGTCGATATGCCGAATGAAGGCTTCATAAATCCCCGATAATGTCATTACAAGCAGAAGTCCTCTTCGTGAATCCGGATTATATCAAACGGATCACCAACATAAACGGAAGCATCGAAGACGCGTACCTCGTTCCTTCGATTATCCTCTCTCAAGACAAGTACATTCAGCTCTATTTAGGAACCGACCTCCTCGAAAAGCTCAAGAGCGATATTTCCGGGGCGGGTTTGTCCGGAGATTACGCTACTTTGATGAATGACTACGTTCGCAAAGCCACGCTTTGGTGGACGATGGTTGAACTTATCCCCTCGCTTTATGTGAAGATGGATAACGGCTCGCTCGTTTTAAGGGTGTCTGAAGACACTCAAACCATCTCCCCGGATGACTTACACCGCGAAGTAGAAAGAGCGCGTCAGAACGCCCAATTTTACACGTACCGGATGTACAAGTATTTGTGCAACAACTCGTCACTCTTTCCGGAGTACAGCACAAACACGGGTGCAGATATGTTAGCGCAACCAGCGGACTACTTTCAGAGCGGGATGTCGATAAGTAGCGGAGGCGTTCCGAATATCGTTGATTTAAAGCAGTTTTTCGGATGAGAAAAAGCCGAAAGGAAAACATAACCCTATTGCAGAAATTCCTCAATGACCTCGACCGAAATAATAATGACAATCCTCCCAAGCCTTCTCGCAATCGTGGGGGTATGGGTAAACCTAAATCGTGAAATCGAAAAACTGAAGGGGCGCATCATTCGCGTAGAAAGCGACAAAGACGAACTCAAAGACATGATGAAAGAAGTAGTCAAAGCAGTTCACAAAATCGAGTTAATGCTTGCGGAACGATGAGGCACTTTAAACTAAAAGAATTCGATTCGCCCGACGCTCCCGGATCGGGTAGGATGATGGACCCGAGCTTCCTTCGGTTGCTTGATGAGGCTCGCGATTGTGCAGGAATTCCGTTTAAAATAACAAGTGGCTTTCGGACGGTTGATTACAACCGTTCACTCATTGACCGAGGTTACCCCGCCTCCCGGAACTCTTCGCACCTCCTCGGGCTTGCCGCCGATATATCCGTCACGAATAGCCAGCAGCGTTTTATTATCATCGATGCGTTAATGGAAGTCGGCTTTTCGAGGTTGGGGATTGGAAATAATTTCATTCATTGCGATATCGACGAAATGAAACCCGACAACCTAATCTGGACATATGCATGAACTCATAACAAAAGACCGAGATATCCACGTGCTCCCGTTCGACTTTGAAAACGCGGAAGACGTTCGAAATGTTTACTTGCTTTCCGACATTCATTTCGACGCAGTAAAGTGCGACCGAAAACTTTTCTTCAAACATTTGGATATGGCAAAGGAAGAAAACGCCGTTGTTCTCATCTTGGGCGATTTATACGACCTCATGCAGATGCCGCGCGACCCGCGAGGAAATTACGACTCGCTTCGGCCGGAACTCAAAGCGATGGCATATATCGATGAGGTCATCAAGGATTGTTCCGAACAGCTCGAACCTTACAAGGACATTATCAAGCTCATAGGTCAGGGAAACCACGAGACCAATATCACCAAGCGACACGGGGTCGACCCTATTCAAAGGACGGTGGGAATCCTCAACGCCAACGGAGCGAATATCATCGCGGGCTATTACGCGGGCTGGGTCGTTATGAAGTGCAGCCGCAAAGGCAAGGGAGCGCGAAAGAGCTTTCCTATACATTATCACCACGGATACGGAGGCAACGCCAAGCGCTCGAAAGGTGTCCTCAACGTGGATATTGATATGAAGGACTATCCTCAGGCCGTTATCATTGCGCGCGGTCACACGCATCAGAAGTGGTATGTCCCGGTCATGCGTGACGTACTGACCTCGAACTTCAACCACGGACAAGAGACGGTTCACGTTGTTCAAACGGGATCATACAAGAAGAAAGACCGTTCTATCGGGTGGGAAGTTGAGAAAGGGTTTTCTGTTCCTCGGTTGGGCGGTTGGAAGTTTTCAATCAAGCCTCACGGGCAATCATACGACATACAATGCCACGAACTCCACTAAAAGATACCAAGCTCGGAACATGGTTCAAAACAAAAGCACCGAAGGTCTTCGACCTGATCGGGGAGATTGTCCCAGGTGCGGACGCGTTCAAGGCGATAAGTGCATTAATCGACAACGCAAAGACAAGCGAAGAGGAGAAAGCGAAAGCGAAAGTCCTCCTCCAAGAATTAGAGAATGCGGATCGCGCAAGCGCAAGGAACCGTGAAATCGAGGTGGTCAAAGCACTTGGAGAACGCGATTATATGCAAGTGTTCGTCGGAGCGGCGGCGATGATTATCGGAATTGTCATGGTCGTTTGGGCGAAGACGGGAGTCGAGGACAAGGAAATCTTCTTCCATATCCTAGGGTTTGCGGAAGGGACGCTCGTCGGGCAAGTGGTGAACTATTACTTCGGTTCGGCTAAAAAGTAGTATATTAGGACTCTGTTTTGTTTGGGCTTTGCCCTGTTTATTATCGTTTGTATAGGGAGGGAGGCCGAACGCGGCTTCCCTTTTTATATTTGGGTCATGCCAGCCGTAAGAATCTCAACACGTCTCGTCTTCTTAGCCTTTGGTTATGCATTGAAAATTCCTATCGACCGTCGCGGATGGATACAAGGAAAGAACGAACGGAAGACCTGGGATGAATACCACTCGACGGAATTACTTGTCGACTTGGTTTGGAGCTTTGGGGCGATCATATGCCAGCGACGAGCCGAAGCCGTCGAAGAGATACCCGTTGAATACATCCGCGAGGTGAAGAAAGCAATCCCGCACTTCAGGATATTGAATTGCGACTTGCACAACGCTAAGAACTGGGGTAGGCATGGAGGGAAAATCGTTCTTCTCGATTACGGGATAGATGAAAAGGTCTCCCGGATGTACTAATTTTCTATCGCTTTCCCAAAATAAATTTTGTTTATCGGAATTTTCTTTGTATATTTGCCGTATGCAAAACGATTACAACGGATGGACCAATTGGGAGACATGGCAGATTCTGCTTTGGGCTTCAAACGAGCAAAATCTTTACAATAGAACACAGAGTTTTGTTGACTTTTTTGCTCATCGAGCTGGCTTTAATCAAAAAGTTCGATATTTTTTTCGAGATATGTTTCCTGACGGAACTCCCGACATGGACTCGGTAGAAGAAATGGATCTTGTAAACTGGGATGAAATTACGCAGCACTTGAAAGAGTGGAACGATTAAACAAATAAACAATGGAAAACAGAACACTCGAATCCGTACACGTGAACTTGATAGACGGAATCACTTTGGAAGTTTACTTCCGCCGCAAGGACTACGATCACCCTAAACTCGAAGGACACCTCAAGAACTGCGAAATCAAAGGAGATAGCTTTGTCCCAATCGACATCGAGCGCGTCTTTCTCTGCAAAGGTGAAACAAGCAAAATCGATATATCAGAAATTCACGTCACGAAGTATCTCGATATCGATATGCTGAAACTCAAAAACGACTTACAAACCCGGATATTATGAACATGGAAGATTTAACGATGGACCAAGAGCTTAAGGTTACCGTGAAAGTCCTGAAGCAACTCAAGGAAATGGACGGCTTGAGCAAAGATTTTCATATGTACCTCGACATCCTTATTAACTCACTCAGCATAGAATTTTAAAAGCAATGGAACAAATAAAAAAAGACGTGCTCAAGTATTGGAACTGGGCGCAAGACGAATTCAAGGGGGAGGATATAGACCGCCTCCGCTTTGAAGTTGAATCCGCAATCATAAACCTTAACAGATATATAGACAATGAATTCAGAAAAAAAGCAATGGGTAAAACCGATATGCGTTCGAAGTAGTGTCAACGTAAACCCCGCGAAGGACTTCAACGACTTCGCAGAAAACCTCCGAGATGAATACGCGGAATTTGACCGCCTCATCTCTCAATTCAAAGAATCCCTCCGCAAAGCGCGGACGAAATAAATCCCTAAAACCAAAGAAAATGGGACAATCTAAAATCAAGACCATTCAACCGAATGGCACCTATGACAGCCAAAACGGCTTGATGTACAAGTTTGAAATCCAACTCGAATCCGGAGACAGCGGAGAGGTATCGGCAAAGAGCCAAGACCGCTGGAGCGTAGGCGACGAAGTAGAATTCGAAATCACTCCCTCGAAATGGGGTGACCGTATGAAGCTTACGAAGCCAGGATTCCAACAGAACCAGCAACGCGGAAACAACCCCGACATTCAAAAAAGGATCGATGCAAGTTGGGCAATCGGTCACGCGATCAGCCAAGAGAGCGATCCCGAGAAGATTCTCGAGGCGGCGGAGTTCCTTTTGAGCATCCGGAACACTTTAATTTCGAAACTATGAAGTATTCAGACTGGACAAAAAGAGAAGACGAACAGCTTTTGCAAATCGTAAACAGCAACCTCGTCAGGAACAGTCAACGCCCGATAAAATGGAGGCAAATTAAAAAGATGGACAACCACTCACTTCAAAGCATGAAGTCGAGGTGGGCACACGTATTGAAGCACAGCTATAAATATAACGGCAAAAAATACGTTTTAAAGCCTTCCGACCACTTCAGCGACCCAACCGTACCCAAGATAAGATATAAGGCAAGGACACCCCTTCAAAATAAGCGAGTGAAGGTTTCTAAGTCCTTTTTGTGGGGAGCTATAAAAATCGAACGCTATGAATAATATCAAACTATTCTTAATTCGGAACTACGGCTCGACGCATAACGCTGCGATGACTCTTGACGTAACTCCGAACACGATCCGCAACTGGTGCGGAAATATGCCGCGAAACCTGTTGAAACACCTTCCAGAGATATCGGAATCGTGCGGAGCGACATACGCGGAAATTGTCGAGGAAGTTTTGTTATGCGAAAGGGAGGGGGTCCAATGACCCCTTCTCTTTACCTTTGTAAAATGCAGAACAGAGAATTCAAAGGAGTTTGGATCGACCGGGAAATCTGGTTGCATCCTGACTTGAGCTTGATTGAGAAAGCACTACTCGCCGAAATTGATTCCTTCACGGGCAACGAGAAAGCGTTCTATAAATCAAACGAAACGATTCAAGAAGAGTACAAGATCAGCCGACCTACGATTTCGAAATCATTGAAGAAATTGGAAGGGATGGGGTATATAAAAATCGAGTTCAACGGACGCTTGAGGAAAGTAACCTATCAGGCAGACCGTAAAAATTTTACGGGCAGAAGGAAAGAATCTTTCGGGCAGACCGTAAATAATTTACCTGCAGAAGGAAAGAATAGTACCTCTACTAATACAAGTAAAAGAAAAGAGAAAAGAACAGTTAAAGAACAAGAGGAGATTTTGCTCCCTTGGGATTCAAAAACCTTTGCAGATATTTGGAGCGAATGGAAAGCAGATCGCAAAGAAAGAAAGGTCAAAGATTACACTTCGCGCGGAGAAAAAGCCGCGCTTCATAAACTTCACAACGATACAAATGGAAACGAACAACACGCCATCGAAGCAATTGGACAAGCTATCGCCAACCAATGGCGAGGGATATTCCCTCGAGAAAAGAAAACAACAACAGAACCAAGCAAAGAACAGCTTACAAATTATCTCAAAAACGGGAATCTATAAAATGACAAACGAACGAGCGTGGGACGGTGTTAATATACTCACTTCTCTACGTTGTTATCCCGAAGAAACTCGGGCAGCAGTCGTGACGATGATCAGCAAAACGGTTCAATTCATCGATGCAAAGAAGACGCTGCACTCATTCGAGGATATGGCACTTTGTGCAGAGACTATCTTCGAGGTGTTCCCCGTTTTGAAACTGGAAGAACTTCGCTTAATTTGCGAAAGGATGAAGCAAGGATATTACGGCAACTTTTTCGAGCGACTCAAGATTCAGGAGTTTCGAGACTGCATAATCAAACACGAAGAAGAACGCGCCTCCATCCTGGAGCAATCGCACCGGAAAATAACACGCGGAGCCGAAGACCCAACGAACGTCCCCGAATACGACCCCGAACAAGCCAAGCTCGAATGGCGCCTAAAGAACAATCCTTTTTTGATACCCGGTAAAAACGATAAAGATGAATAATTTTGACTACCTCATCGGAAAGAAGTGTACATACCTCCAAGAATTCGACTGTCAAATCTTAGGCTTTGAATACATAACCGAAGAGAAATTCCCGTACACGGCAAACGTTATAGTCAAACTCTTGCCATTCGAAGATGTTGACGAGGATACCTCGAATGATATGCTCGATGGAGTCGGATTGGAATATATTTCAAACATCGACGTATGACAGTAGCAAAGCCATGATTGAACTACACAACGTCGACTGCATCGAATACCTTGCCGCGTGCGACGATAATGCGTTTGAACTTGCGATTGTCGACCCGCCATATGGCATTAATTATGATGGTGCGACAGCAACAACGGGAAAACACGGAGGCCGCAAAGCACACGCATGGAAAGGATGGGATAAAGAAAGGCCTAGCGCAGAATATTGGGAACATCTGCGCCGAGTATCAAAAAATCTTATCGTTTGGGGTGCGAATTATTTTGTACCGCACTTAACACCGTCCATGGGATGGGTGTTTTGGGATAAAGGGCAGAGAGGCTTAAGTATGAGTGATGGAGAATTAGCCTACACAAGTTTTAACAGGCGGTTGGAAGCAATTACAATAAATCGCGTCGAACTACTCAAGGACGGAACAATTCACCCAACACAAAAACCAGTTAAATTGTACGAATGGCTGCTAATGAACTACGCCAAAGAGGGCGACAAAATACTTGACACGCACCTAGGAAGCGGTTCAATCGCTATTGCTTGCCACAACCTCGGTTTTGAATTGGTCGGCTGCGAGCTTGACAAAGATTATTTTGAAGCGGCAAAGAAACGCCTTCAGCAGCACCAGTCACAACTTAGAATACCAATGCAATGACAGTAGCAAAGGCGAAAGCAAAGCTTGACAAGATATTCTCCCAGTTCATCCGGCTGCGTGCGGTGAATGATGAAGGGTGGGGAGAGTGCTTCACTTGCGGTCGCTTGCGCCATTACAAAAGCGCGGACGCTGGGCATTTTATGGTACGGCAAAAGATGCCTACCCGCTTCGATGAGTTGAACGTTCAATTTCAGTGCAAGGCTTGCAACGGATTCGAAGGAGGAGCGCAATATGAATTCGCTAAACGCCTTGACCAAGACCACGGAGAAGGGACAGCGGATCGGCTTGTTCGCTTGAGCAACGAAACGAAGCGATTCAGCGTTCACGAACTGGAAGAACTTTGCAAAATATACCGACAAAAAGTAAATGAACTCAGGAAGTCGAAAGGGTTGGAATGAGTTTCTCACGAAGCACTATTCAAAACTTGTTCGCATCGCTCGCCGATGGACGGACAGCCCTTCCGACCTTGT